ACTGTCGTCTGTAGTACCCAAGTATCAGGATCAAAACCTGATCCTACCTTGGTCTTGTAATACATTTGGGCGGTATCAAGTGGAGCAGCAATAACGATATACTCTCCAGATACGGCATCAAACTGAACTCCACCATTCCTATTTGCAGTATAAAAACGTGCAGCCATTACGGTCCCTCCGTCCCTTGACTGAACAACAAGATCCCCGACATCTCGGGCTGTTTGTTCACTACTCCAAACAAAGTATCGACTCGGTACAATAGATTCGAGGTATTAATGTCTTGAAATTTTTGCATAACTATCTCGCATCCGTTATCCGTAGACCCTCTCATAACAGCCACACCATTGCCATCCTGAATTCCAAGTCTTCCCGGCAACAGTTCGATAGCGTCTTTGTGCCAAAACGGATTAATGTCGGCGGCCACTAAATTAAGGAACGTAATCGCCGAGTTATTAGCAGTAGTTGTGATCGAAACATTCTGGTATTCGGCTTCAATATCACTACCCCCTTGGTTTGAGATGACAGGAGGAGTAATTACGCACTGAGTGCCAGAATTAATTGCAACTACTCTAAAGGTCTTTAGCTTCCCAGTAGAAGACTTGGTGATGTGGTGTAGTGCGTAACAAGCTGCAATCGTAAAACAATCACCAACCGCTAAATTAGTAGTAGCACTTAAGGTGACTACCTGGAACCTATTGTCTACGTTGTTCCGTTCTCCAGTAGTTGCAGTAGATGTTGATTTAGGAACATAGTAGTTCGTATAGGTCCCAAGCGTATTGATAGTAAGCGCACTAGCCGCTTTGGCCGCCAGGCGCTTCCCATAGTCCAGCTTGTAAGTCTGGAAATTACCGATCTCCCCAACCAAGGATTTGCGCAACGCCTTATCGGAGATATCGCTACCAAAGGACCTAGTAGACTTCTGAAGATCAGAAGCCATTGCGTTGTAAGACCGGGACGTAAGAAACAACTTACGATCCTCCGAATTCACTCCTTGCTCATTCATCATAGAGTCAATGTGGGCGACGTCATCATACCCAGAAGCCGCCGCTGCACGTGCAACGATCAAACTTCCATAGTCACAGGCCGCATCCAGACACGCCTTATTGATATCAGAAGCTAGCTTGATTGCGATGCTCTTCTGGATACCATCTGCTGCCGCCATGTCTCGCATTTCCATGTCGGTCATGATGAACGGAGCAGAACGCCTAAACCCAAAGCTAGCAGGAACGGCTAGCTGGTGATAGCTCTTGAAGTTAGAAGTCTGGTCCGAACCGTCGTAGGTACGAGCGATATGTGGTTGGGGCCTCCAGAAGACGTCGCCCGACCGCTCCATAGTGGCTGCGTCTGTCTTCATGATACTGACATTCTTACTAACCACTAGTGCATCATTAAAGCCTTCGAGAATGCTCTCAAACATTACTCGATCTTGTTTTACAAAAGAATTGGCCATCAACTTCTCCGTGAACGTTTGTAGGCGATTACGTTAGTGTAATCGTTAGTTTTTGCTGCTATGGAGCGCAGACGCTCCAATTCTGAATCACTATTCCCAACGGCACTCCCCTTATTTGGAGTATCGGGCGTTGGTGCAACCTTACTACTACCCTTAATATCCTTTTTTAAACTATCTTCCATCTTAGCCACTGCAAAAGAAAAAGCGGTTGAATTAGAGATAGAGGAGAGTTTTTTTAAAGCATCGCGATTACTCCCCAACGCATACACTAAGCTAGCTGGATCATCACATCCTTCAAGAAGAATCCCTTGCTGGGTTAGACTTAACTCGGCGCTAACCAGTGTTTCAGCAACCAGATAATCACTCTTATTTAATACTTTTCTGCCATTCTGATACTTTTCTGATACCGTCCTAACATGAGCTTCTCCTTGTTTGGTTCTCTCCTTTGTTTGCAACTCCTGTTCAATATACTCCCGCATCTTGTTAGTAAAGACCTGCGGATCGTAATTACATTCATCTAGCGTTGGTTCTTTATTTTGAGGTACCTGTACAGGAGTCGGTGCGAGATTGCGATACTGTTGTACTTGGTTGGCAAGCTCTTGATTCTGTCTAACTAAGTCCTCCAACCTTTTGTCAACTTCTGGTACTACATCGGGGATTACTGGAGCTTCACTAACCTGATCCACTGAATCAACGATATCAACTACCTTTTCATCTTCCAATTTCTGGTACTCCCGTTAAAGATATCTTAGCTTTAATCTCTGCCGCCTTTGCTAGAGATAGTTGGGTATCGGCTTGTGCCTTTTGTGCCATTGCGGCAGCCTGTTGAGATGATGCAAGCATGAACTGCGATTGTGGATCCATGGGCTTCTGTGGTTCTTTAGATAACTCGTCCATCTCTTCCTTACTTCCTTCGACAACACCTATCTTGATTAGTTTGTTCCTAAAATACTTACGGACGTCTTCAATCCCCTCCCCTTCCATATTAGCTAGGACCATAGCAGATAGTACCTGCACGGTTTCGGGATCCTGTACGAATTGAAGCATTCCCGTAAGCGAACGCACAATCGCCTGCCTCTTAGACGTACTAGATGGACCAACAGAAGCAACAACATCAAAGTCAGCTTCTTCTAAATTATTCTCATACACCAAACCCATATTCTTATCTAGAGCGGGTTGTTTTAGGTTTACGCTTGTGTATTCTCCCTCGCTGGATAATCCCCTTAAACTTCTATCCTTCTCAATATAGACTTCTTTAGCCATACCTAACCATATCTCGGCAGATCGGCGAATAGCACGAGCCATGTTGGCGATATAGTTAAACGATTGCATATCCAATCGAGAGTGGATTAGTTCAATCGCCCTCCCTGATTGTTGCGTTTGTAGATCTTCTCCAGTGTTCGAATTTCCTAGTAGATCCTTGATGTCCTGCTCGGTCACACCAAGTAGTGCGGCCATAGCTGGTGGCACTTGTGGAGGTTTGGTGAAGGCAGCAGGCCCAACTACCTGGGAGTTGCCGTTCTGATCGATAATAGGGTTTATTAGCATATACGGATAGTTATCGATATGCTCTCTTGACCATTGGTGTTGGTGACCGGCTATCTGTTCGGATGTGAAGATTGGTTTTTCTACTGGTGAAAGTGCAGCAATTTCCGCTAGCTTAGATATCTGCATATTCTTAAGACGCTGTACGTCCTTTACTACCCGAACATGTCCAGATATACGTTCAATGTTGTCGATAAAGAGATAGGTTCCGTAAACTGGTACAACGGGTATTCCCTTTCCCGCGATATAACCGCAATCTTCAAGGATACCACCTCCATCCATAATGTACTTATGAACCCGATTGGTGGTAATAGGCTTGCGCCGAATCTCCTTGGCTCCGGACATAATGAGACGCTCGGCCTTGTCGTTGTAGTCTTTTTGCAGTACACGCACTTCGGTACCATCAACTTCTTCAAACACGTACACATGTGTTTTGTATTCCTCCTTTACATAAACCTCAGCTATATAGGTGATAGAAGGAGTAGACCAGTCAAAGAATGCGCTATTGATTAGGTTAGGCCATGCGGTAGGCTCCTTGTCGTATTTCTTTCGGTAACTTTCTGGTGTGAGGGTGTGGAGGATGTAGCATTTTGTTGCATCGGCCTTGTCTTGCCGTTTGGCATCCAAGTCAAAGAAGACGAACCGATCGGCGTCATGGATTGGGCTGATCCGGATGTGCTGCTCTTCGTTGTCACAGTCTTCTTCATCGTCATACTCTTGGTGTAGGCGCCACGCACCGAATCCACCAGCTAAAGCTTCTAGGAAAGCATTGTCGTAAGCCTCTTCTGCCACAGAATCTTGTTCACAAGACCTATACAGATCTGCGCAGGTATTGGTGAGCTTGCCTTCCTTATCACCATCCTTACTTATGAACGTAACACCAACACGATTATTTTTGTATTCGTTCAAGATCCTTAAGACAGAAAGGCGAACCTTATTGGTTTCGAGTCTAGGCTTGTTTTGAAATTGTTTACCTAGGCTATCCTCCCATTGCGCACCAGCGACAAAACAGAAGCGCCTATCTTCTAGGCACTGCTTGCGTTCATCCCGCTGCGCAGACTGGATCCGATTGAACTCATCTAGTAGGTCGTGAAAAATATCATCCATTGTAGTAGTGCACCGTTTTTAGTATTTCATGAGGTATAACTGCTTTACGCACAAAGTGTACTGGCCATTCCATGTCTACTAGATACCCAATTGCGGTTGTAACGTGTTGGTGCGGTGTTTCGTTCTCCTGGAATGATGAGCCCGGCTTTATTTGTACCTTAACCATTGCATCGTTACACCAAGAAGCCAATCTTGGATTAATAAAGAAGCTCCGTGTTCCATCGCATGATGCGATCTTTGCGCGTACCGCATTCTGTCTATCACGGATGGCGGGAGCCGCTGCTTTGACCTTGCGCGTAACGCTCCAACGGTTCTCTCTTAACAGGGTTTCTATCTCCACGTAGTCCGACTTGTGTCCATGCTTCTCGCCCGCCTTGCCTGCCGGATCACCATACAAAAGTACGTTCCTGTTACTGTGATGTTCAAAGCGAGAGATAAACTCTAAAGCAGATTGTCTTGCAATTGCTGATTGCAAGATAATCTCACCAACGACATGAAGCTTCTCATTATCCCTAACACATATTGCCGAGGATAGCGGAGAGAAGTTGAAGTCGTGACACCAAAGCAACTGATCACTTGGGAGTAGCTCGCGAGAACTATGGTTTAGGTGGGAATAATCACTGTAGATCCTCCCACCTGTGGTTTCAAAACTAGCTTCATACTCCTGTTTGAACTGGCGCGAGGATAGCCGACGCCTAGCTGCCAAGATGTCCTCTGGCGATAAGATATCAGCAGATACCCAATGGTACAAACCCCAATCGTCATCTTGAGATGTTCTAGCGTACTCAGCTAGGTCATAGAAGTGGTTGAACCCATCCGGAACACCGATTAGCCAACACCATGCTTTGCGCCCATCTGGATGAAGAGTATCAAGTGCAGGCGATATGTTGGTTCCCCAAGCATCCGGTTTAATGTCCGCGATCTCGTCAACAACTCCACCGTTCCATGCCACACCTTCGAACCTTTGGGGGACATCTAGTCCAACAAGTGTTATAGAACTACCAGTGTACGGGACCGTGATGCGTAGCTCTGATTCCCGAACACATAATGGATCTAGAAAGGTGAAGAAGGCGCATAAAGCCTTAAGATCATCCCAATAGATTTGCTTAACGTGAGAGCGCGTAGGTGCCGCAACAAAGTAACGCCCAGGTGAGCGAAGCATCTCCCTTACGATAAACCTCTTAGCGCGTTCCGTCTTACCTGATCGCCTACCTGCCGGAACTACTTTAAAGCGCTTGGTTTCGTTTACTAGAGAGAGCTGCACTGGATGTGGACGGAGAGGATACCAGCGACCCATAACCCGATCAGGATCAGGACACTCTCCTGTGAAATTCATACTGGTAGATTTAATGCAATGGTTTTTAAGTAGGTGAGCACTTCGTTTTGATACTTTCGGTTGTTTTGATCTGTCTTTTCGATGTGACGTTGTGCGTAGTAAGCGGTACACGCGTTTGCGGCTTGTATTCGTTCCCGAATATTAGGTAAAACTTCACCATCTTGGGTTAGAAAGGCATCCCCATTGGCGATACGTAGTAAGATTTCATGCGGTAGTTTGCTCTTCATGTTTTTTTAGTAAAAAAATATCCCCTTTGATTTGGTTATATCATACTTTTACACAAAAGTCAAGTACTTTCTACACAAAAAAGGTACCACTTACTGCGTGGTACCTAAATAAATTAAGACTATCTCACAGTGATGTACCTAGTGCTTTGTAGAGTTGCGCCTGGGACCTGCTCACCACTGATTACCGCTTGATTGAGAGCATCTTGATCGATCGATACTCGTTCAGTCATTTCTGTGGTTTTGAAATCAGAGGGAACCAAAGAAGCATTAACTACAACAACCTTGTCTTGGTGTACTAGCGTAGTGGTAAAGCGTTCGCTGCGCAGTCGGGAGATTGAGTGAGTGTGCATGAGATCTGAGATGTATCGTTTGAGATTATCGCGACGCTCGATATTTTCTTTCACTCGTTTTCCAAACCGTGTAATCTCGCTCCTAAGTAGGGAGATCTCGCCATCTAGCTCCAAGCATGTGGAGAGAATGAGGTCAACCTGGTTGGTGAGCGTGATGTCCATAAGAGCAAAGAGATCTAAAAGTTGCTGCAGGGTGTAGTCGTTTTCTTTTAGATCCTGTAAGGATTCGTTCTGGTTGTAAATATTCACGCAAACCTCCGAGACAACAATTTTGTAGAAATACTGTTCTCGTAACGAACTTGGAGCACTTTATCAATCTCGTGCTCATCCTTCAAAAAAGTGTTGAACGTCCTAAGAAAATTCTGAGCAGCGTCAAGGAAGAGGAAATCGAGTTCTATCTGGGTCATTTTGTGTTGTTGATGGGCATCAAGATCTTCTAGGAGTGCGCTCATGTCCCTACTAAAATTTATATCCAACTCCTCCCATAAAGTGTCTTCAGACTTGAAGTCTTCATCGGATCTATCGTAGTCTTCTTCATATTCACTATTCATATTAAAACCCCCTAAGCAGTGGTTTGGGGACCCAAACCCAACTGAAGACTGATAATGACTCATCCATCTTAATTTGTCAACACTTTTTTTTATTGTGAGTTTACTTCATACTTTTTTTGAAATGTCAATACCTATATCTATAAATAAATGCCAATAAATAAAAGTATGTTAAAGACTTTATATATGGTAAAAAAACTTGCTTTTTTTTTTGAGAGAGAGTATTATTCTTTTGTTGGGTGCACTTCAGCTCCCAACCAACTAAGGAAAAAACAAAATGAACGCTATCTACCTAACGATCGCAACAGTGACTAAGACAACCTCCAAGAAGACGACCACTTCTATAAAGGTCAAGGTAACACAGAAGTCCCCTAAGGTTGTCCTTCCTGGCGCCGTAACCACACTTATTGAGTTTGACGCTTCTTCCCCTACCGTCAACCAAGACTTAACCACACTTATATCCAACCAGCTCCACAACGTTGTAGAAGTACCTGCTGCACAAGCAGCATCCCCTACTACTATAGAAGTACTCGATGCCCATCTTCCCCTTGAAGTCCTACCTACAGTTTTAGAAGAGATTGAGATAGTCACTCTTCCAGAAGTAGCGGAAGTCGACCCTTACGCCAAACCAGTTGTCGAAGCAACCATCCTCCCCACTCCCCCAACTAAGAAACTCACAAAGCTTAATCATTGTGGTTACCTGGGGTTAAGAGTAATTAAGTTTAACCCTACTATAGAAGTTGAGATGAGAGGTGGTAAAGAAATGCACCTGCTTACCGAAGAAGGAACGAATAACGTCCTAGCAATGGGACCACGAATCTTTAAAAATTTCGTTTACGAGATTTGCCACCAAATAGTACATTCACTCGAAGATGTAACAATCCCAACTATGAAAATTCGATGTACAGTACAAAAACAAGGCACAATGTCTGGGTTTAGTTTTCATAGGGAAGATAACTGCGCTTAAGGGGTAACAAAAGGGGGGTGGTAAAAAACACCTCCCAAAAATTTGTGTTATAGTCTAGATCAATTTAAAGGGAGCTACTCAATGAACAATCAATTTCGATTTACCAAGATCTCTGCACAAGAAGCGGTTGGAAAAGGATTTGCTCTTGAGCAGGATGGCCGGATCCATAAGAGCACATCCCTTCAACCATACCGAGGCTCGGTCACCACACGCACTGCGCTTTTCTCTTTACAGGGATTCAATGAAATCTTAGATAGCTTCTCTCCAAACGAAATACTTATGTATGGTGAGCCTACCACACACTGTGGAATCGAAGGTAAGGTGACGAGGTACATTACATCCGAAGAGAGAAAAAAGAAAAACAATCGAGATGCCTATGCTCGCACTCTTCAGTTAACGTCTACGGCAGCTGGCGCAAACTATCTACTAGCATTTGACTTCGATCCTAAGTCTGAAGAAGCCAACGTAACTGTAGATCAAGGGATTCGGTACATCAGTGAGTGTTTTGGTACACCGAATTTTCTTTATGCGGTTTTTGATAGCACCAGCACACGCTTGGTCGCACCAGACGGAACCAGGCCATTCCCTGGGGGATTCCGTATCTTCACCCTTATCGATGGTTCGCTCTACAGGAACGTGAAGCTACACGTGGAGCACTACTTTTTATCAAAAGGGCTAAGCTCTATTATCCTATCTTCTTCTGGTTCTACTTTACTTAGGCATCCTTTTGACGTTTCTGTTTTCGACGGGAACCGAATCGACTACACACTAACCCCTCCACGATCTCGCCCAGATGGCTATACAGTGGCCCAGTTGCGCCTACTAGCATCCAACTTTGATGGTGTGCCCGTTACACTACCTAAATCACAAAAGGATTTAGTAGCGGAAAGAAACGCCTTGGTGAGTGTCTTAAAGGCTGAGTTTAACGGAATTCATTCAGTCTCTATTTTCAATCAAGTAATTTCCGAGCTGCAGCAGTCTCCAGACTACACCAACATAAAACCAGAAAAGCTAAAGAGGTTAGCAAAAAAGGAAACAAAAAAGAGATTATCCTTTGTAGATGGGAAGGAAATTAAAATCTCTTTACCCCATACCAAGCTCCAGTTCACCTCCCCGTATTTAGGATCATATGAGTGGACGGTCGGCGATTTATTTCTTCATCTGAATTCAGAAGTGGCATGTAAAGCCTTAGTGGGGAGAACCTTAAACGATCCAGACGAACCAAACTATCCATCAAAAGGGTGTGCCAAGATTTTATCAGCTAGTAACCGTAAAATCGTTATCAATAGTTTTGCCCATGGGGGTCGGCGTTTTTGTTTAGTACCTGAGATGGTTGTTGAGACCCCAACGAACATTGAAGATTCCGGTTTACATGATATTCTAAAAAAAATCTCTAAGAGTATAGATAGTAAGGATCAAAATGTTTTTAAAAAATTAGTGAAGTCTTGCTTCTCCCTAGTACAAGCACATCCAATGATACTAAGGAATATTATTGATTATTCTAATCCAATCTGGAAGAAGATATTTACCTTTAATACAATGTATCGCTGCTTCCCTCTTAACTACTTTATTAGAATGAAGGACCTTCTTGATGCGCAGCTAGTGCAAATTCAGAAACATTATTTACTGAGTCAGAAAAATATAGAATCTGGTGATAATTGCCTTGATAATTTTATGTACGATGCAGCAGGTGAGCGCCTCCGACTTAATCCTATCCATAAAAAGAATTTTGGTGTATATGGTCTTTACGGAGCACTCGGATCTGGAAAAACTTCGAGGGTAGTAAAATTTATTGAAGAAATTCGTGATTTTATTTCAGTCCCAATTAGAATTATTTCAGTAAACCCCTTGCATTCGTTAACACTACAAAGTTCCGAGCTTTTCAATCTAATCACATCACAAGAAATGTTTACTGGAGACCTTGATGTTGGTGTGAGCACATGCATTCATTCGCTCGACAAAGTTTTACAGAATGACCTCTTTAATATTCCTGGTGAGTTTAATATCATCATCTTTGATGAGTTTCCACAAATTATAAATAATTTAACCCTACCAAACGACTTGATCTCACCAGAACGCCAGATGGAACTCTTAGATACGATTAAATATCTACTCAATGGAAATAGAAAGATTACTTCTGGAAGTGGGTATTCATCAAACATTGTATTTATTAATTCTGCCGACTTTAACGATGAGTTAATTAATAAACTGGCGCTAGAACCGTACAACGCTGAGATCCGCTGGAGCACGATCGAGTCTCAACACAGATTTAATCCTGAAATAGAGATGAACCTCTGTAAAAAAGTCTTTGACTCCATCGCGATCTCTTTTATAAATAAGAAGCGATCTATTATTATGTGCGACACCGTCAAGGACGTTCTGTACGTGGAGAAGCAAGCAAAAATGTTGTGGCCTGAATCAAAGAGATTGGTCATCCATAATTCAAAAGGCGCAGCTACTACATCTCTTGATGATGTTAAGAAATTTTATGAAGATCCGAATAAGGAATGTAAGAGCTTCGATATTATTATCGCGTCCCCTGCCATTCAATCAGGCATCTCCATCACGGTTCCTTGGTTCGTTAACCACTACCAAATAGTCAGAGGGTTTACTATTTCTCCATACGATCTAAATCAGCAGATCGCGCGAGATCGGACCGCCACTAAAATTATAATAGGGATCTTACCTTTTAGTGCCTTTAATAAAAACAAAAGTAAAGTCAATAATTCCTTATTAAAGGAAGAGATTGATTATTTGAATCTAGATGCGGTGTTCAATCGACAAAAAGAAATGGCGATGCTGTATGATTACTACGCCGTATTACTTGACCTTCGTTATAAAATGGTTATAAATTTAGATTTCACCTTAAATATAAAAAAAATAGATGAACTCAATGAGATGATTTTTTTGGAGAAACGAGAACAGATACTAACTAATCCTATTATTGACGAAAAGATTTTCAAGGTAGCATCTATGGGAATCGGCCAGCAAGATGATATTAATGGAGTAGCTAATTATGAAGCCTGCGAGGTCTTCAATGCAGTGAAGATTGAAGATTGTATCGATTTTGTTGGGCATCAGTTTAAGGCGATGGATAAATTTAAAGAATTTAAAGGAATGGTTGACTTTATGGGTGTTCAAGAGAATGACTCCTTTAACGTAGCTTGTTCCACGGTTGCAGGGACCAATGCAAGAAATGAATTCGGGATTGCTATGTTTGGTCTCTTTGGTTATACAGATTTTAACTTAAATTCAATCCAGCCTCCTGTGTCTACAAGTGAAATGGAGTTGAGACTATCAGACTGGAACGCAGATCCATATAATAAAATTCTTCTTGAAAGGGTTCAGTACCTTGGATTCTTTAGAAGCTTTACCCTTAAAATACGAACCCTCCAGAATTTTATATCCCAAACTTATGGAATCCATTTTTTTAATTTGAGAAAAAAGAAACAAGTATTCCTATCAATGACTCCTCGTGGCTCTAACTCTCTTGGCTTGATTGACCCAGGTATGTACATGATGTTGGCGTACATCAATGGGGAGTGTGGAAGTTATGACAAATTGAACAAGTTTGTGGACGGGATCGCAGTCTTTACTTCGAATGGGAAGTATCCAGAGGTTGCTGTTGTATGAAAATTAAAATTATTTCTCCAGCTTTGTTTATTGATAGATGCTCTGAATTACTTTCATCTCATCGGGCAACAGATAAGTTTATTGGGTTTATAGGGAGCACCGGAATAATTCCAACATCAGGCCTATCCATCTACCCCTGCACAACTCGAAGAAATTGTGTTTGGGTAGACGGACGGCGTACAAATATCTTGTCTACTTCTAAGAAGGTTATAAAGGCACATAAGGTGATAGACGACCTAAATATGTATGATGATGTGCACGATTTTAACTCATTTGAATGTTTTAAGGGTGTGTGTGCCAATAATTACATACCAAACCTAAAGGAAGTTATAGAGCTCCACAGGATCATCACACACTTCTACTTGTTCAATAACTATCCAGGCCTTCTTTTGCATGAGATAAAAAATAAGTTGACAAGCTAAAAAAAATGGAGTAGAGTCTCTATTATTAATAAAAGATGTATTTGCTTAACCACCTAAGGAAAAAATTTATGTCTCAAGACCTTTCGACTGCTAAACAAAATGATTCTGTCGAGAACTTTATTCTCGATGCCACCGTGCTCGCAAACGCGCTTTCAGGTATCATTGAAAAGCAAAAACTGTATAGCGTGATCAAGGGTGGAAAGAAGTATGTACGGTGTGAAGGATGGACTACCTTAGCTGCACTAAAGGGCTGCATTCCAAGAGAGGTAGGAGTCGAGCTACGATCTGATGGTGCTTTTGTGGCTACCGTTGAGTTGGTTAGAATGGACGACGGTATGATTCTTAGTAGGGCATCCGCCGAGTGTGGACTAGATGAAAAGACATGGGCAGATAGAAATAGTTACGCTCGAAGAAGTATGGCTATCACCAGGGCAACCAGCAAGGTTTGCCGTATTGGGTTCTCCTGGGTTATGACCCTCGCGGGTTACGAAGCCACACCAGAAGAAGAAATCTTAGACTTAGTCAAGGAAGCCATACCAAGCGTGCCAACAATGCCAATGATCTCAGTAGTTGCTATAGATCCTTTTATGTCAGAGCTTTCGGCCTTAGCCACTAAGCACCGTTTGACTATCTCAATAATTCAGAAGTGGGTAAATGAGAAGGCCTCGGCGAAGAAAGGAAGTCAAGTTGTTGTTGACCTACCAAGGTTAGGTGAAGGTGGAAGAAAGAAACTGTTTGAAGCCATCTTAGCTGGAGAAATTCAAGGTGAGCCTCCATACGATATAGTTGCTGCAGAACAGCTGATGACCGTAGCAATGGAATCCAAGACCGAGGATAGTCTCGAGGTAGTCAAGCAACAACTTAGTTCATGCATCAAGAAGAACGGGTTGACCCGCTCGATTGTACAGAGTTGGGTAAACGAGAGGGCAACGGAAAAGAATAACGGGGTAAGTAAAGAGATTGATCTGAGTACGCTTGGAATTAAGCAACTAAAATGGATTATAGCGCAGATTGAATCCAAGTTAGTTTCTTTAGATTCTGATAAAAGCAAAGAAGTAACTCACTCTCTAGCCTCAACACCTATAGATTCACAGCGAAGGGTTTTTGAAACCTTAGTTAAGGCTAATGAATTCGTAGATGAAGAGGTTCTTAGAATTTATTCGGAGAAGCAACAAAGGCTCTACGCTAAAGAAGTACCAACCATCCTTAACGATCTTACGTTGCAACAACTAAAGGGGGTTATTAAGATGCTAAACGAGCGTTCAGTCTTTAATCCAGGCCATCCTGTTGGTTGGGTGGCAAATGGATATGAGGTAGACGAAACTATAACGTTAGAAGACTTCTCCACCTTCTATTCCGATCCAAAGTACAATCTAACACAGGAGAAGGTAGGTGCCTGGGTTAATAAGAGAGAGAGAACGGCGGTAAACCTTAAGGTTGCCTGCCAATCGTACCTAGCACAACTAGCTAGTTACATCGTATCAAATTTAGTTCACTAGTTTTTTATGAACTGATCCGTTGCATATGATGCGCGGATCAGGGTCACAAGGGGGTTATATGTTTTTTAAGAAAAGTGAAAAAAAAGGCTACGCGTTGCACCCAGATGGTGCTTTTAATGCAATCATCGTAGATATAAATTTAACAGATAATAAAAAGGGAACAGGTAAGCTGCTTATTGTGAAATATGAAACAAGTGATGGATCTATTTCCCAATTCTTTTCTTATGAGCATAAAAACAAACGATACGAAGCACAAGAATGTGAAAGGCTTGGTGTGCTTGTGGACGCATGTAGGTTGTCTGTGTTACAAGAGGCTACTGACTTAATTGGTAAGAAAGTTATTATCAAAGTTTCTACCCCACCGGCAGGACCAGATGGTAAGGTTTTCCAAGTAATAAAAAATTCTAAGATCAGCGAAGTAAAAGAGGAGGATCTTTGGTAATGTATATTATTTTGGAAGGACCTAATTGTTCAGGGAAGACAACTATTATTCAATCAAAGCTAAGTAAAATTAAAGCAAGGCTCCCGATCTGTGTTCTTAAGCAAGACATCACAGAGAAAAGTTTTAAGGATGCTTTGGTTTTTTTTTTGAAGACAAGTGATCCAAGCAAGTTAATCGACTGGCACCATCTTTTTTATACGCAAAGGGTGGTGCCATTACTAGGAGATAACCTTGTGATAATGGATAGATTCTTCCCATCCCTCACTGCTTACCAAAAAGTAGATCCAAAGGAAATTTTAAAGAGAGATTGGGGAGAGCCTCTATATATATTTCTACCTCGCGCTCCAATCGAGCGTGTAATGCGTACACTAGCTGCACGGGACAGTACTAAGGTACACACAACAAGTGAAGTACAAGCGCAGCAAGCCTCACAATTTAATGGATACCAACTTTTCTTACAAGAACTACAAAATATTGAACAAGGATTAACATTATAATGAGTAATATATTTTGTGATGAGATTTTTCAGAAGAAGTATTCACTCCTTAAGGAAGATCGGCAGAGTTCCTTCAAGAGAGTAGCTGATACCTTAGGAAGAAATGATAAAGAACGGTGTAGTTTTTTAGCGATCATGAGGGATGGGTGTATCCCTGGTGGTCGCATCATGGCTAATTGTGGTGCAAAGGAATTGAAGTCGGGGACCAGTACCATTAATTGTACTGTCTCAAGGGAGATTGAAGATTCGATCGACGGAATTATGACCGCGCTCCATGAGGCTGCACTAACTCTTCACTCCGGAGCAGGTATTGGGTATTGCTTCTCTTCTATTAGACCAGCTGGTGCCCCTGTAGCAGGAGTGAATGCCACTACATCTGGCGTGATTCCGTTTATGAAGATCTTTGATACTATGTGCGCTACGATCTCGTCCTCGGGAGGGAGACGTGGTGCACAGATGGCTACAATGCATGTTTGGCATCCTGATATAGAAGCGTTCGTTGACGCAAAGAAGCAGGATGGGGTACTTAGGCATATGAATCTATCTGTCTTGGTGACAGATGAGTTTATGACTGCTGTACAGAATGATGAAGATTGGCACCTCTGGTTTCCTTTACAAAAGAATCACGACGTAAGTGTTGATGTGGGACTAAAGCCTTCTTCTATGTTCCCATTTTGCCAAACAAAAATTATGAAAGCCTATAGTGGTTTAATTGTGGTTCGGATTTATAAGACAATAAAGGCTAGATCACTATGGGATAAGATTATGCAGTCTACATATGACGCAAGCGAGCCTGGGGTCATCTTCAACGACACAATCAATAAAGCAAATCCATTAAATGATTATGAAAATATTAATACAACAAACCCATGTGGAGAAATACCGCTACCGGAGTACGGTGCCTGCCTGCTTGGGAGCATAAACCTAACTAAGTACATCACGCCCGAAGGTGCCTTCCCAGCAGTTAGGTATGAGAAGATATTAGATGATGTGCTTTTTAACACTAATGAAATAATAGATTGGAGAAGATTCCAAAGGAATGTAGGAATATTTGCTGATCTACTGAATTCTGTTGTTGAGCACAACAACCTCCCCCTCCCTCAGCAGAAGGCTGCCATCCTAGATAAGCGACGTTATGGGATGGGGATTACTGGATACGGATCCTTACTTAATATTCTGTCGATTAAATATGGTAGCGATGCTGCACTCGCGGTACTAAGAAAATTTCTAACCATCATGCAGCAGGAGAATTACAACAAGAGCTTGCAAGGGACACCTGCACCCTACTTTGATACCCAAGAGAAGATCGATAGCTACTATAGGAATAGTAACGTTAGCTCGGTCGTATCTCAAAAGAATTTTAAGGGTGTACGTAACACTCACCAAATGGCTATTGCGCCCACCGGGACTATCTCAGTAGCCTTCTGTGGAAATTGTTCTAGTGGTATTGAGCCTACTTTTGCGCATGAGTATATTAGGAATGTGCTGCCTGAGCAGGGAGGGGTACCAGTTAGTCAGGTAGTGTATTCGTATGAGTGGATGTTGTTTCAAAGTAAGTTTCCTAATGTAGAAATGCCTAGTAGCTTTAGTACAACGGAGAATGTAACGATTCAAGATCATTTGAGAACGCAGGGAGTAGCGCAAGAGTATTGCGATAATTCTATTTCTAAGACAATAAATGTTCCATCCGATATTCCTTTCGAAGATTTTAAGGATGTGTACTTAGAAGCGTATAGGATAGGATGTAAGGGAGTTACTACTTATAGATATAACCCTGAAGTGTCCCAAGGGGTTTTATTAAGGAAAGAAGATCTTAATGGAACGTCTTATTCTTTCGTGTTGTCGGATGGGAGCGAAGTAGTTAGGACCGGGTCTGAAGAGGTTGAGTATCAAGGGAAGATTGCCATGGCTGGTACACTTTTTAATGCATTGAAAGAGGGTACTTGGAATGAGTAGAAGGGATGTGAAGATTATCATTTTAGGAGTAGTTGGTTTTTTATTGTTGCCATTTTTTCCTCTTCTTACAGCGTTTGTTGCCTACCTATTGGTGAAGTAATGTTAAAGATAACGAAGAAGATTGTAAGCTCTCGGGTAGTTAAGAAGCAGGTAGATTCTCCTTTGGTTGGTACTACCCATAAGCTTTATGACGCAGTAAAAGAATGTGCGGTGAATGTTACTATTAATACCTCGGATGGAAGGCCGTTAGAGGTGTTTGTGAATAGTAAGCACCAGGATGAGTGGACTATAGCAGTAGGGAGGCTTGTATCGTTTATGTTAAAGAAAGGGGTGGATAAGGAAGAGATTGGGGATTGTTTGAGTGATATAGAGGCTCCTGGCGGTGGAACATTCTATGGGGGGAAGTGGATGCCTAGTACTGCAGCACACATCGGAGCATTGATTAGTGGGTTAAAGGTTCTTGAGCATGTAAATGAGTGCCCGGAGTGCGGAACTGTGATGGTTGGGGAAGGCGGGTGCCTGAAGTGCTTGGTGTGCGGTCTTAGTAAATGTGAGTAAAAATATATGAGATTTACGATTCCACGAGAAATATTACTTAAACCTCTACAATCCGTGGCCAACGTGGTAGAGAAGAGAAATACTATACCCGTTATTGGTAATGTGTTAGTCAGTGCGACGGAGTCTGAACTTTCCCTAACTGCTACAGATCTGGAGATCGAGCTTGTCTCTCGTGTTCCCATCATCTTTGGAGAACCAGGTAGGACGACCCTCCCTGCGAAGAAGCTCCTAGACATCTGCAAAACTCTTCCTGAAAAGGTAGATATCGATTTTATTTTAGACAAGGATCGGTGCATCTTGAAGGCGGGGAAGAGTAAATTTGTGCTTGCGACCCGTTCAGCTGATGAATTTCCAAATATTGAAAAGATTCATGAAGGAAAAAGTCTTACCCTATCACAAGGAAGTTTTAAGAGACTTTTTCAAAAAACCCACTTCTCGATGTCATCTTCGGATATACGTTACATTCTAATGGGAGCGCTTCTGGATGTGAGTCCAGGTAGTGTAAAGGTTTGTGCAACAGATGGCCACCGACTTGCGGTGTGCGAGACCGCGGTTGAAACCCAAATCTCTACTCAGGTGGTGGTTCCTAGAAAGGGAGTAAGTGAGTTAATGCGCCTACTCCAG